CGTCCCGCTAAGGACCGCGCCTAGCCTTCCTTTCAACGCTAACTCACAACTCTCAGTAGAAACATTGCGCCATGGCTACGACCCGTAAGCGACAACAGCGCTCAGACAGCGCAACTGCTGCCGTCCAGGCAGCTCTAAACGTGGCTAAGGGTGACCCGATGCCGCCTGAGCATGTCAGTATTTCACCGGCGGCACTTCCTCACTATCTGCATATCGTCCGGGCACGCGCTCGGGATGAATGGAACGATCTCCAATTGACCGTGGCCGCACAGCTTGCGGAATGCTTTGTTGAGCAGGACGAGGAACGTGCAGAGATGGCGAAGGAAGGTCGGGTACTGAAGAACGACAGAGGTACTATGGTCGCCAACCCTCGTGTTTCAATCCTGGAGCAGATGGCTCGACGCCAAATGGCTTTAATGCGAACTTTGCAAATGGGAGGCCGTACTGTCGGTGACCCGCGTCAGCCGCTCAATAAGCGGAAGAGCGAACAGACGGCTCGGGCACTAGCTAAAGAAATCGAAGAAGAGGATGATCTTCTCGCCTAGCAAGCTCGGCGGTGATAAAATGAAAGAGTCGGATAGGGGGCACCCGAAAAGCTAGTATGGCTACTAGTTTCCGACATCTTTCATAGCCGCCTCTTGCCAAGGGAATCATGAACTACTCGCATATCTACGCGGCCTTCATTGCCGATCGCCGTATCAAAGAAGCCGCCCTCATTGCAAGTGGCGCATACTCTGAGAAGCACCACATCCTCCCGCGCGCGCACGCGGGCGATAATACCCCAAGTAATCTAATTCGTCTAACTCCTGAAGATCACTTCTTCGCTCATCTCCTGCTTGCTAAGATTTACGGCGGCAAGATGTGGTATGCCTTAATGGCAATGTGCGTAGATTGGAAGGGTAATAGAAGCAAAGATGCTGGTTACTTGAATCGTCGTAGAAAGTCTTATGCTATCGCTCGCGCCGGCCACTCTAAGGCAATGAAAGAAGTAGCTGCGGCGGGTTTGCATCATACTCAAACCCCAGAGTGGAGAGCAAATAAGTCAATCGAGTTAAAGGCTAAGGCAGCTGCTGGCTTAATCAAAAGTCAGACCCTTGAAGGAAAAGCAGAGATGAGGGCCATAACGAACGCGAGGATCGCGGCGGGTACTGGACCAAGCCAAAGTGCCGAGGCTAGGAAGAAAACAGCAGAAAGAATGACTGGTCGCGTAGTCTCTGAGGAAACAAGGCATAAGATTGCAGTTGGAAATCTTGGTAAGAAGATGTCTACTGAATCTAGAGCAAAAATGTCTGCATCTCATAAATCGAGAGAGCTTACGCCTGAACAAAGAGCATACAAGGCCGAGGTTTGTCGGGCGCAAATCTGGACGGAAGAGCGCCGAGAGAAAGTAAGGCAGTCGAACAGAACTAGAGGTGTTTCTGAGCAGACAAAAGCCAAGATATCTGCTGCGCACAAAGCAAGAGGCGACATGGCTGAGCGTAACAGGGATAGAGATTGGGATATATCGGCTAGGGATAGACTAATCGCATTTCATGCGGCCAAGAAGAAGTATGCAGAGGATTACGGCGTACCCTATATGACTATAACGAAGGCGATGATAGAGGCATCCAATGGCTGCACGTAAGACTTTAACGCGTGGCGAGAAAGTTATCGAATTTGCGCACCGGTATATCAGAATTCCAGAAGGGAAATTCGTAGGAAAACCGTTGCGCCTGGAGCCATTTCAAGTCGATTTCATCAAGGCAATTTACGACTCGGAGGTTCCGGTTCACACTGCGATTCTCTCAATGGCGCGCAAAAACGCCAAGACCGCGACGATTATGGTTATCTTGCTGGCTCACTTGGCTGGCCCTGAAGCGATTGAGAATAGCCAGATAGCTAGTGGCGCTATGTCGCGTGAACAAGCCGCAGTTCTCTTTACGCTTGCAGTAAAAGCTATCCAGATGTCCCCGGAGCTTTCCGCGCGAGTGAAGATTTTCCCATCTGCCAAGAAGTTGCTAGGCGTTTCCAAGAACGTGGAGTACCAAGCGCTGTCGGCTGAGAGTAAAACCGCTCACGGTCGAAGTTTGGTTCTTGCTGTGCTTGATGAAACTGGACAGATTCGCGGGCCTTCCGATCCATTCGTTGAGGCAATCGAGACTTCGCAGGGTGCTTATGAGAATCCACTGAAGATCATCATTAGCACGCAAGCTGCCACTGACGCCGACCTTCTTTCAATCCTGATTGATGCGCCTGATGATCCGCATATCGTAAAACACATCTACGTAGCGCCAGAAGGTTGCGAACTGGACGACGAAAGCGCTTGGTATGCGGCTAATCCTGCGCTTGGCTTGTTTCGGTCGATTGATGATGTGCGGAAACAGTGCGAAAAAGCCAAGGCAATTCCATCTTTTGAGCCTGCGTTCAGGAATTTGATACTGAACCAGCGAACGGAAATGACTTCTGTGTTCGTGTCAAAAACAACATGGGAAGCGAATAGCGATGACCCAGGCAATGGAAAGGGGAAAAAAGTCTGGGGCGGGCTGGACTTGGCCGAGGTAAATGACCTTACCGCGCTTGTTTTGGTGGATGAAGATGGTGGAGTCCACCCTACATTCTGGCTTCCAGCATTCGGATTGCGGGAAAAATCACAGAAGGATCGTGTGCCTTACGACCTATGGGAAAAGCAGGGCTTTTTGCAGACCACTCCGGGTAAAGCGGTTGAATATCGCTACGTCGCCAAAACAATGCGAGTTATCTTCGATACATTCGATGTTCAAAGTCTCGCCTTTGACCGATACAACATTCGGTTTCTTATTCCTTGGCTGATTGAGGAAGGCTTTAGCGAATCAGAGCTGGACAAGATCAAGGAATTCGGGCAGGGTACGGCATCAATGACACCCGCAATCCGTGAACTTGAAGTAAAATTGCTTAACGGCCAACTGAAACACGGAAAACACCCTGTTATGAATATGTGCGCCGCGAATGCAGTAGTCGAAGGAACGAACGGCGCAAGGGTATTCAAGAAGGCACGCTCACGCGGTCGCATGGACGGAATGGTGGCCTTAGCTATGGCTGTTGGCGTAATGCCACAAGAAACAACGGAAAGCAAACGGACCTGGGATGACTATTTGGCTGACATGGCGGGCGCATGAGTGAAAATAAGGTGGGCTTTGTCGCTAAGGTCAAGCAGACCTATTTCAATTTGCGTGATGCGCTTGCATATCGCCAGCTAGACCTCGATCCAGGCAACCGTGATGTGACTCGCGGAGACTACCATTCGGCATCCGATGCTACTCCGCGCATTGATCGAGCGCTTCAACTCTCCACCATCTGGTCCTGCGTCCGTCTAATCTCCGGCACGATTTCGACCCAGCCGTTATTTCTCTACGAGCGCACCGAAACTGACGGTAGGGATACTCGACGTATCGCACGCGAGCATTCTCTGTACTATCTGCTTCACGATTCGCCAAATGCGGATATGACGGCTGTGGAATTCTGGGAATGCGTGGTCGTTGGCCTGCTTACGTGGGGCAATTCCTACGTTCTGAAGTCCTATTCTAGATCCAGGCTGGTCGCTTTGGATCCGCTGAACCCTGCTTTGATGAGCGTTAGACGCACGCTGGATGGCGATGTGACGTACATTTACGCCGACCCACGAGGCCAAAAAGAGTACACAGAACGCGAGATTTGGCACATTAAGGGCTTCGGATCGGACGGCTTGATCGGTTATTCGCCTATTGGTATGGGATGGCGCTCTGTTTTGAGCGCTTCCAATGTGGAAAATGCCTCTGCTAAGACGTTTGGCAAGGATATGCGCCCATCGGGTGTGGTTTCTATCACGGAGATTCTCAAGGCAGACCAGCGCAAGCAGATGCAAGAGGCCATTGTCGATGGCGTGTTTGGGAATATGGAAATCGGCAAGCTTCACCTCTTGGAGGGCGGCGCGAAGTATCAGCAGATCGGCATTAACCCTGTTGACGCTCAGATGGCCGAGACTTTGGCACGTAGTGTCGAGGATTTATGCCGCTGGTATCAGGTTCCACCATCAATGATCGGCCATGGTACGGCGGTATCTAATTGGGGAACAGGTCGTGAACAAATCAACCTTGGTTTCAAGCAATACGTACTTGATCCTTACCTTACCCGCATCGAGCAAAGTATTGCTAAAAATCTTCTGACCCCGGCAGAACGGAAGAAATACTACGCTGAGTTCAACCTAGAAAGTTTGCTTCGTGCTGATAGCTCTGGGCGGGCCAACTTCTACGACAAGATGATTAAGGGCGGTATATATACTCCTAACTTCTGCCGCTCTCTTGAAAACGAGCCTCCGCTTCCAGGCGGTGATCGCCTTTACATGCAAAGCAACATGATTCCGCTTGAAATGGTCGGACAGATTACATCGACTACGCAAACTGATACAATCGCGCAAGATAATGAAGGAAACGAAGATGAACCTGCTAACTAAGTCGGTCGAGCTTGAGATTAAAGAGTTCAGTGAGAAGGGTTTCACTGGCTACGGCTCGGTATTCAGCACGATTGACCAAGGCGGTGACATTGTTATGCCTGGCGCTTTCGAGAAAAGCCTGACTAAGTGGAAGTCGAACGGTCGGCAGGTGCCTGTCTTGTGGCAGCACAAGACGGATGAACCGATTGGTTCGTGGCCTGATCTTAAGGAAGACGATCACGGCTTGCTCGGTAACGCTGAATTGTGGACCGACGACGCGCCATATGCGCGAATCGCTCACAAGGGCATGAAGACTAAGACTATTACGGGTCTTTCGATTGGCTATCGTATCAAACGCGAGGAATACGACAAGAAAGCCGGCGCTAATCGGCTGATTGAACTGGATCTTGTCGAAATTAGCGTCGTCACCAATCCAATGCACGACGACGCGCGTATTGAAAGCGTCAAAGCAATGATTGAAGCAGGCCGCCTGCCGACATTGCGCGAATTCGAAGAGTTCCTGCGGGATGCAGGTGGCTTTTCTAAAGCTCAGGCCGAGAAGATCGCCAGTAACGGCCTGAAACAACTGCTCCGGGGTGATCCTGGCGGCGAAAAAGGCGAACTACTTGCCGCACTTCGCGGTTTCACTATCTCTCAATAAGGAATCACCATGAGCACTGACAACGAAATTCTGCAAGAACTGACCCGCATCAAGTCGGAAGCCCACACTGCAACGGACCGCGTGCGCGAAAAAGCTGAGGAAGCTATCGCTCTGGCGAAGACCGGCAAGGATATGTCGGCTCAGCTGAAAGAAGTCACCGATGAACTGATGCTGAAACAAGGCGAAGCCCTGGCACGCATGGACGACTTCGAGCAGAAGATGGCCCGTCGCGGTGGCAGCGCTGCGAAAGAAACTCCTGACACCGCTGGCTATAGCTTCATCGAGAGCGAACAATTCAAGTCGTTCCAAGATCGCGGCGACCGTCTGCAGCGTGGCCAGTCGATCCGCGTCGATGTTAAGCAAATCACTAGCTTGGCTGCAAGCGGCGGTACGCTCATCGCGCCTGATCGTCGCGAAGGCATCATCGAAATCCCACAGCGTCCCCTGCGTGTGCGCGACCTGCTTGCCCCTGGCCGTACTTCGTCCAACCTGATTCAGTATTTCCGCGAACTGCTCTTTACCAACAATGCTGCTCCTGTTGCTGAAGGCACGCTGAAGCCTGAGTCGAATCTGACCTTCGAGCAGCGCGACGCCAAGGTTATCAAGCTGGCTCACTGGATCAAGGCTACCACCGAGATTCTGGACGATGCTCCAGCTCTGCAATCGACCATCGACCAACGCCTGCGCTATGGCCTGGAATATGTCGAAGATCTGCAACTGCTGATGGGTTCGGGTACGGGCAACAACCTGGCTGGCATTTACACCACCGCGCAAGCATATGCCGCTCCGTTCGCAGTCACCGGCGCGACGGCTATCGACATCTTGCGCTTGGCTTTCCTGCAAGGCGAACTGGCTCTGCTGCCAGCGGATGCTGCCGTCATGCACCCAAGCGCATGGGCGCGTATCGAGCTGACCAAGGATACCCAAGGTCGCTACTTGATCGGGAATCCGCAAGGCAACCTGCAACCTACCCTGTGGGGCCGCCGCATCGTCACCACTCTGGCAATGCCGGACCAGCAGTTCTTGGCAGGTAACTTCCGTCAATCGGCTCAGATCTTTGACCGCGAAGACGCGAATATTGTGGTTTCGACTGAAGACGGGAATAACTTCGTAAACAACATGGTCACGATCATGGCCGAGGAACGTCTGGCACTGGCAGATTACCGCCCTGAAGCCCGTATCAAGGGTTCGCTGGCTCCAGCAGCCTAAGTAACCGGGGCGGCTTAGGTCGCCCCTTTTTTGAATTTAAGGAGATGGCTATGAAAGTTAATGCAACTGTCAAAGTGCCGTTCTATCACGGCAACAAGCCATATGCAGAGAATGAGCAAGGGCAATTTACCAAGGCTGAAGCTCACGATCTGGAGAAGTCGGGTCTGATTGAAGTCGGCAGCGATGTCGAATCAGAAACCCAAGCCAAGATGGCCGAAGCGCCAGAGAACAAGATGGCCGACGCTCCTGCCAACAAGCGCATCAAGAAAGCCGACTAATCATGGCTAATCCCTCCCAGGATAAACTGCCAACTATCCGCATCGAGAATCTTGGTGCGGCACAGTCAAATGTACCTTTTACCTTTGGTCAGGTGTTTGCGGTTGGTCATGTGAAGCCTGGAGAGGGGCTGTCTGCTGTGCTAGAGGACGGTTCCAAGATCGCGCTGCAATTCGATCAGAAGGCTACTCACCCAGATGGCTCGGTACGTCATGCTGTATTGTCTGGAGTGCTTCCTAAGATCGATAAGGGTGTCACAGAGACGTTACAACTAGCGAAGTCGGATCAGGTAAAGGGTAAGTTCGTACCTGACCTCGCTGGCCTTGCTGGCTCCGTCGAAATCACCATTGATGGCGTCAAATACACTGCCGGCGCGCTGTCTGGCAAGGCTATCGAGTGGCTGAGCGGTCATGTGGTCGCAGAATCGATTGTCGATGCGCCTCTTGTCGACGCTAAGGGCAATCCGCACCCTCACTTGACTGTCCGTGCTGGCATCCGTGGCTATGTCTCGAAGCATGCCCGAATCGAAGTCATCATCGAGAACACGAAGACGTTTGCACCAGGCGCTAATAACTTCAAGTATGACGTTTCGATCAAGCTTGCAGGCAAGGTTGCATTCGAGCGACAAGGGCTGATGCACTATCATCATGCGCGCTGGCGTAAGGTGTTCTGGACTGGCGGCGAACCGTTGATCCATGTTCAGCACGATCCAGAATACGTCATTGGCACAAAGGCGGTTTCTAACTACGACCGATCCGCAACACCGCTTGAGAAGAATTTGGAATCTGTGACTAAGCGTGTGACCGATAAGAACACTGAGATCATGGAAGTTGGGCCGATTAATAAGGCCATGGGTACGACTGGCGGACGCCCCGATATCGGCCCGCTGCCAAGTTGGTACGTGATGTATCTGCTGTCGGCTGATAAGCGCCCGCGTGATGTCATGATGGCGGCTGCTGAGGGTTCAGGTAGCTGGTCTATCCACTACCGCGACGAGAACACTGGCTATCCTGTGCGTACCGATAATGAGAAGAACAAGAACATCTCTACGCACATGAACTTGTCTAACAAAGGGCCACTACCTGTCCCTCGTTTCGCCACCGGCAAGGGTACTCTGTCCACGCCTCTGTCGAATGACACAGCGCACCAACCATCCTTTGCATATCTGCCTTACCTTCTGACAGGCGATTACTATTTCCTCGAAGAGCTTCAGTTTTGGGCAACCAGCAACACGCTTGAGACTGATCCCGGCAATCGTGGATACGAAAAAGGTCTGGTGAACTGGCAGCAAGTTCGCGGTCAGGCATGGTCCCTGCGCACGCTGGGTCATGCGGCGTACATCACGCCTGATAGCCATCCCCTGAAGGACTATTTCATTGCGCAGCTCGGTCACAATCTGGACGTTTATCACGCTACCTACGTTGAGGGTAATCCTAACCAGTTGGGCGTCTATGATGGTTCAGGCAAGAACTCTTTCCAAATCACCGCTTCGGCACCGTGGCAGGATGACTTCCTGACTTGGAGCTTTGGCTATCTGGTCGAACTTGGCTTCGATAAAGCGCGTCCGATCCTTGAATGGAAGGCAAAGTATCCGGTTGGTCGTATGACAACGCCTGGATTCTGCCAGATTGCCGCTGCTGCGTACTACATGGAGTTCCGGCCTGGCCCTAAAGAGCCTCTGTTCTCGAATCTAGCTGATATGTACCAGTTTAACTTCGGCGGCGACAAGATTTCATTTGAGAGCAAGGCGCTCAAACATCCGAAGGGCCTGAAGTTCATCGATCAGCCATGCGGAAGCAAGGAGCAGGCTGACTGGATGACCGCAACGAATGGCTTTACATGGGCTGTAGGCCGGATGGGCGGCTTCTCCGATTCGAATATGGGCTACCCCTCCAACATGCAGCCAGCTCTTGCCGTGGCGGCTACGCTTGGCGTTACTAAGGCGGACGAAGCATGGGCGCGCTTCGAATCGCGTGCTGCAAAGCCCGATTACAGGACTGGTCCGCAGTTTGCTATCGTTCCTCGTCCTAAAGAGTCTTTAGATGAGCCGCATGTGATGGTTGAAACGGTCAACCGAGATTTGACCAAGAGCGATGCAGGGAAGCTTATTGATAGCCAGATGGAAGAAGGCTACCTTTATACCGTTGTAATTATTGAACAGTAAACTGAAAGAAGAAAATGGCAAATTACAGCACCGAGCTTGTCAACGCAAAGCTTGCCGCCAACTCGACCATCATCGGTAATGCAGGTAAGTTGAATATCTATGCTGGCACCAAACCAGCAGCAGGCGGCGCCGCGGGTACTCTACTTGCACAGTTCACGCTTGGTAGTCCTTTCGCGCCAGTTCCATCGAACCGGGTACAGTCGCCGAATCTGCCGGCAGCAGTCAATGCGGTTGCTGACGGTACTGCGACTTGGGCGCGAGTAACGAAATCTGATGGAACTTACGTTATGGACCTGACCGCTGGAACTTCTGGAACTGAGGTTATCTTGAGCGCTGCAAGTGTTAGCACCGGGGCACAGGTATCGGTTACGAGCTGGGCCATCAACGGCGGCAACGCATAATGGACCGATACTTCATCGCGGATATCATCGGCACGGGCGAGCCTGACGTTGACGAGTGGCGCTTGGCTGTTGCTGACTTCCCTGGAACTGGTTGGGGGTGGGCGCACATGGTTGCAGAGATACCTACCCCTGGAAACTGGGCAGTGGCGAGAGTAATGATCGCCACGCCAGAGGGATTGGAGGCGATGTCGAATGACATTCGGCTTGATGTACTTCCTTTCCTTGAGCGAAGTGCAATGCTTTCGCAGCAAGACCGTGACGTAGTAAGCGCCGCACTAGTCAGGCGTAATATCCCGTTGTACGCGCTGGATCAAGCGGATACGTTTGGCGATTTGCTTGAAAATCTGCGTGTTAGCGCCCTTGCCCAATAGAGATGGCTACTCCGTTCTTCTCCGATGACTTCAATGCCACCGATGGGGCTCTGCTTGAAACCTATTCTGCGGCATGGGTAAGATCTACGTCTACACCTGCTGGCGCAGTTGATGTATTTGGAAGTGCTGCACGACAGCAAACGACCAATACCAGTGTCTACGCAAACGCTAATTCCCTGGCTCCAAGCCCTGACTATGATGTAAGCGCAACACTTGTTGTTGTCAGTGGTGGCGGCACGCCATCAGTGGGCATTTGCGGACGAATGGCTGGAACTGGAGCAGCACAAGTAACGTTCTACCAAGTTCGCCTGGTTAACAACAGCACGGGCTTGGTTCTGGCCCGGTTCGTCAACGGCGCGACCGCTACACTGCTCTCAATGCCGTTGAATTATCCTGCGGGGGCAAATCCTAAGATCACGCTTAGGATGCAGGCAGATCAGATCAGCGCACTACTAGACGACGTTTTAGTTTTAGGGCCGGTCACTGATACCTCGATTACCGCTGCCGGCTATACCGGCTTGCGTATGGCGAGTGCCAATACGTCTCAGATTCGCATCGATAACTTACGATCTGCGCCAATCGAAATTTCACAGCCTGTCTCAATTACTTCAGCATGGACCGAGCAGCGCGAGACTAACTCCGTTGCTGCAACGGTAATAGTAAATTTATCGGTATCGTGGACTGAGCAGAACGAATCAAACGCTATTGCTATTTCGGCAGCATCGCCCGTTCAGCAAATCATCGGCTCTATAAACTGGGTAGAGCAAGATGAAATTAGCAGTGCTTCGATAGCCGTTAGAGTTAATTTGTCAGCTTCATGGACGGAGCAAGCTGAAGGCACTGCGATTGCAATTTCATTAGCCACTCCTGTTACTATCAATATTGGGTGGTTGGAGAAATCTGAAGTAAGCGCACTTTCTATCTCAGTTCAGGGACAAGGGCAGGACTTTATCGATGCTCTCCTAGTCCCGCCGCGCCAAACAGTAGTCTTTGAAGGTTCGCGGAGAGTTGTTTCTTTTGAAGGTAGCAAACGAGTGGTATCATTCGAGGGAAGTAAGCGACTAGTGGAATTCCAATGACCCGATACGAGCCATACAAAGAAGGCGATAAGCATTTCCTCGACGTTGACCCCGACGATGAGGTTAATTACGTCGCCAACGTCCTCAAGTGGCTCACGGACAATAACACTGACGCGTCTTCGTTTGAGTGCATTCCAGTGGGCTGCACCGTCCTGCTGAAAGACGTTCCGCAAGGCGCTCAAGGTTCTTTGCTACCTGTGAAGCTGAAGGTGGACTTCAGCGAAGCCGACGCGCATTGCACATTCCGCGTTGACACTACTGACAATCAGCAGTTCGACAAGACCATCTGGTTCAAAGAGGTAGAAAACTGATGATCGACGCTACCAAACTGGTTGAGCAAGCTCCGATTATGTCGCGTATGGCGTCTGTGGCCTCTGTGGATCCTGCTGAGGAACCGATTAGCCTTGAGCGTGCAAAGACTCATCTTCGCTTAGAAGGCGTGCTTGATGATGACGACGCCTATATTCAGGCGCTGATCGTCGCTGCTCGCCAGATGGCAGAGGGCAGGATTAACCGCACGATTACGCAGCGAGAATTGGTTGCATCCTTCGACGGATGGGGCTGCAAGATGCCTCTGCTCAAACCGCCATTCGTGGAATTGCTTGGCGTTGATTACCTAGACGCCGATGGAAACCTGCAATCACTTCCAAGTGACTCCTACTATACATTCCAAGATGGAGTAACGCAGCTTGGATTTGCTGGCGGCGCACCAATGCCAGTTCTCTATGCGCGGCGCTCAGTGATCACCGTGCGATACCTCGCGGGCTATCCAGTTGGCGAAGTGCCAGAGCAAATCATCATGTGGATGCTACTGCAAATCGGATCCATGTACGCGCATCGTGAAAGCGTAATTGCAGGAGTGTCAGTTGCGCCTCTGCCTGAGATGTACGAAAAGATGTTCCTCCAGCCTTACATGGTGTACGAATGAGAGCGGGGCAAATGGATCGGCGCATCACCATCCAACGCCCTGTTGATATTGGCGATCCGATCTATGGGCCGCAACCTGGAGGTTGGGAGAACGTCGAGCGCGCCGTGCGTATTCCCGCCGAGGTAAAGGATGACCTCCCTAGCCGCTCTGAGTCTGTGCAGAACGGTTTGCGTATGGCTGACCGTCCTGGCCGTGTTCGCATCCGTTATCGCCGCGACCTGTCATCCGACATGCGCATCATTGTGCATAACGAGGTAGACGAGATTTACCAGATTAGCGGCGGGCCTGCTGAGATTGGCCGGCGCGAGTGGACAGAATTCACCATTAGGGAGTATTCGTCAAATGGCGGCGCGTGACGAGATAATTTCTGGTGGTCGTGAGCTAGACGATCTCTTGCAGACACTCGCACCCAAGATGCATAAGAACATCAACCAGGCCGGCCTTCGTGCGGGTGCTGTCGTGTTCCGTGAGGAAGTGCGCCAGAATGTTCCTGTGTCCAGTGGCGCTTTAAAAAAGAGCGTGCGAATTAGTACTCGGGCTCGTGGTGGGCAAGTATCGGCCAGTGTGAAGATTGGCAATGCAAAGGCGTGGTACGCGCACCTAGTGGAGTTTGGCACTCGTCCGCACAAGATAATAGCTAAGCCCCGCAGTGGCTTGGATATCAATGGCACAGTGCGCCGCGAAGTTGATCACCCTGGATCGCCAGGAAAGCCATTTGTTCGTCCCGCTGTTGATGCAAAATTCCCGGAGGCTGTGAAAGCTGTGGAGAAAAAAATACGAGAGCTGCTTAATAAACAGGGTTTGAATACTTCTGCGCCGTTACCTTCGGACCAAACAGAATGAGCGGCACCGCAATCATTCGTTCATTGCTTGCGGCGCACACGCCTGTTACAGGGCTTGTCCCTGTCAATAAGATCATCGCTGGCACCGTTGCTCAAGGCACCGTATTGCCAGCTATTAGCGTCCGCTCAGTCAGCGCTAATGAGCAGTGGACTACCGCAAATAATCTGAGTGTGAAGATGGTCAGGGAACGTATTCAAGTCACTGTCTACGGCAGGACATTTGTTGAGATGGAGCGCATTTTGAAAGCGTGCGCTCTTGGGCGTGGCGTTTATACCGGCACTGTTGCAACGTTTAAGGTTCGCTCGATTATCCGTGAAGCAGTCGGTCCGTATATTGAAGCTACAGACGACAATATCCACGAACAATCACGAGATTTTATGGTAACTTTCATCGAAGCAAACTAGAATAGCGGAATGCTTCAGCCCGCCCGTACCGCATCCCGCGCGCGGGCTTTATTTAGGAGAAAGAAATGGCACTTCCATTTGAAGAGGACTTCGAGACTTACGCCGGCACTAAGCTTTATATCAAAGCTGGTCGGCCCGCAACCAACGACGAAGCTGCATGGGAAACCTTCTTCGGCACTGGCGCGGAAGAAATCACGATCACCAGCGTCGGCGTCTACAGTGGCCGCGAATACAGCGAGGCTTCTGTTTCGGTGGTCAGCTCGGGTCGTAACCGGGTCAAAAAAGGCGAGTTCACTTACGGCACCGCTGAATTCCCTGTGCTGTGGCTCCCAGATCAGCCAGGCCAGATCACCGCACGCGAAGGCAGCGAGAACTATGACACTTACGGCTTTGCTGTCGTGAGCCAGCTTGGTGACGTTGAATACTTCTCGGCTCAGGTTTCGACCTTCCAAGAAGCGGGCGGCGGCAACAACGATGCGCGCACTGGCACTATGTCGCTGCTGCGCCAGTCGGATACCATCCCAGCAGTCACCCCTGTGCCGCCAGAAGAAGACGACACTCCGTAATACTTTCGGCCATTAGGCCAGCCCTGGCACCGACTGCGTGTGTGTCTGCCTATCCTTGGGAGGGAGGCAGCGCACACGCAGCACGGGCATTAACTCCCTCCTAAAGGAAATGAAATGAAATTCAATATCAAGAAGCTCGCAATTGCCGATTCGGCTAAGTACCACGTTACCGACGCTGGTGGCGATCCGCAGTACGACGACAAAGGCAATGCGATCACCATCACCGTTGCTGGCCCCGGCACCAAGAAAGCAGCCCGCGCACAGTTCAAACGCGATGATGCACGTAGCCTGCGCGTCATCGGCCAGATGGGCGGCAAGACCTCGAAGCGTACTGAGGATGACGAGCTGCGCGAGCGGGCCGAATTCCTGGCTGACATCACCGAGGCGATGGATTTCGACTACGAAGGCGGCGCACGCGCTCTGTACATGGATCGCCCACTTGGTCACATCGCTGATGGTGTAGAAAAGTTCTACAACGACCGGGGAAACTTCTCGCAGGCATCCGATCCGACTGTCTCGAATACGTCGGCCACGCAGCCTGGCTAAACGCAACGCCTGAGAGTAAGGACAGCAAAGCGCCAAAACAACGCGCTCGCCGTCTTGATGTACAAGAAATCCTAGGGCGAGTGCCAATGCCCGAGGTAGAGGCAGGAATGCATCTGATCGACCTGCTATTTAAAGTTGGCCCGATACGCGGTGAAATGCCGTTAGTAGAAGCTGACTTAGAGCCATGGGAGCGTAGGCGAGGGACCGAGCTAGCTCCCTGGCAGGCTGATTTGGTGCTAGATATGTCTCAGGAGTATCTGAAGCATATCCACCTAGGCCGAGAGATGAGCGCATTGTCTCCATGGCCTTACGCTCAGAAGATGTGGATGCATGTAACAGCCAAGAAGCACGAGCAGCAAGCCCAGCAAAAGGAAAAGGAACCTAATGGCACTCGTAAGCGACATCGAAATTCGTCTTAGGGCTGACATTGCCAGGCTCCAGCAAGACATGGACCGCGCTCGCCAGCAAGTCGGCAGCGCGATGTCCAGAATCACACAGCTCGCCAAAGGCGCAGGAGCAGCCCTTGCTGCCATTGGGGCTGGCGTAGCTGTAGGAGCGCTTGCCAACTTCGTTAAGCAGGCTATCGACGCAACAGACGCGGTAAGCGATATCTCACAGAGAACGGGTGTGGCAATCAAGGACATTGCCGCGCTTCAGCTATGGTTCCAGAAGGGCGGTAACGAGGCCGGAGTATTCGAAGGCGCAATGATTAAGCTTTCTCGCAGTATTGCGGAAGGCAATTCCGCGCTTGAGTCAATCGGTGTTCGTACTCGTGATGCTAACGGCAATCTCCGCAGCAACGTGGATGTCCTGCTAGATTCTGCCGATGCATTCGCCAAGCTAGAAGACGGCACGATGAAGACAGCCTTGGCTATCGACGCCTTTGGCAAGTCTGGTGCACAGCTTATTCCATTGCTAAACGAAGGATCTGAAGGTCTCCGTGAGATGCAGGAGATGGCTGATAAACTCGGCCTGACCTTCGATCAGAAGACCGTTGATGCTGCTGGTGACTTCAATGACACACTCGACTTCCTGGGCCTTGCAGCTCAAGGCGTAGGCCGCAAGGTAGCTGCCGAGCTTCTTCCGACATTGAATTCCCTAGTCGGTTCCCTGCTCAATTTCGTGACTAGCGGGAATGGCGTCCAGACTGCCGCGCAGACCATCGCTGCTGGCTTCAAGATCATTTATACGGTAGGCGTGAGTGTAGTAACTTTGTTCACTACGCTCGGCAAGGTAATTGCAGGATCGCTTGCCTTGGTAACGACTAACGCGGTCAATTCATTTGAAGTCATCTCACGCGTAATCCGTGGCTCGCTATCCGCTATCTCTAGTGGCGCAGATGGAGCAATGAGCGTTCTTCGCAATCTGGCATCTGGCGACATCAAAGGCGCATGGAATGCGATTGGCGAGGCAGGCAAACAGGTAGGTAGCGATATCAATTCGACCTTCCAGGATGTATGGGGGTTGATGCAGACTAATGCTGTTAAGTCTGGAGCAATCGTAAGCTATGCCTTCGATGACATCACGGAAGGTCTATCCTCTGCCGGCAAGGCGATCTCTGACGTTTGGTCTGGTCAGGGCGACTTAGCCATCTCTGCATTTGCCACGATCACCAGCAGCAGTGCGGCTACAGCAGATGCGGTTGAAAAAGATGCGAAGAAGCAGAAAGAGGCTTTAGATACCGTCAACAAAATCCTTGAGAAGTCGAACAAGGACTTGGATGACTTGCAGCAGCAGTTAGTCAAGAACTACGAAGACCTCGCACGCGAGCGTTATTCGATGATCGATTCGGCGCGTGCTGAAGCAGAGCAAAACGAATTCTTGGCCGAAACTTTCGGCATGACCGAGTCTGCGGTTATCCGTCTCCAAGCTAGCCGTTTGCTTGAGCAAGAGGCCCAGCGTTTAGGGCGCGATCTCACCAAAGAAGAAATTGAAGACCTAGAGCGTGTCATCGAACTCAAAGAGCGCAGCGCTAAGGCAGTGGCGAACCGTGCCGAGCTTGAGCAGACCAAGCAGTTCTGGACAGACATCGAGAAGACGGCGCGGGATACTTTCGTTTCGATTGCTGACGGCGGCAAGAACGCATTCCAGCGCCTGAAGGATACAGCCAAGAACACGTTCTTTGACTGGCTGTATCAACAAACTCTGAAGAAGTGGATCATCAACATCGGCACTTCCGTTACCGGTACTACTGGCTTGGTTGGAGGTGCGGCAGCTGCTGTAGGCGGATCGTCTTCTGGCGGTATCTCAGGCAGCATTGGCTCTGCTGCCGGTATTGCTGGCCTGCTTGGCTCGGCTGGCGCGATTGGTGCGGGTGCGTTGCAGACTGCTGGTGCGGTTCTGGCGGGTCATATCGGCCTTGGAAGCACGATCAGCGCTGGTGTCTCTGCGCTTGCATCTGGTACGGCGGCAGGCGTTTCTGCTGGCCTTTCTTCGCTTGCCGGAACGCTCGGGCCTATCGCACTCGGTATTGCTGGTGCGGTTACTCTGATTAGTAAGGCATTTGGCCGCAGTGGCAAGCAGACTACCGCAAGTGGTATTGCTGGTACTTTCGGCGCTGAAGAATTCATGGGGAACAGTTTCCGCGACTGGATCAAGAAAGGCGGCTGGTTCCGCAGCGACAAGACAGGCACTGATACTTCGGCGCTCAACCCTGAGCAAGCACAGGCTTTGAACTCGGCCTATAAGGCGATCAAGGACAGTACGGCATCATTCGCTGCGGCCCTTGGTGTACCTGCTGATGTGGTTTTTTCCTACAGCAAAACTATCCGTCTTGCGCTCACTGGCGACGAGGCCAAAGATCAGGAAATGCTGACGCAGTTGTTTGCTGACATGGGTGACGAGTTAGCGACACGAGTAATTCCAAATATCAGTCAGTTCATCCGTGAAGGTGAGACGGCGGCAACAACTTTGGAGCGTGTCGCAAATAACTTCGCTGGCGTTGAGCTTGTACTTGCCGCAATGGGTACGGATTCTCAGACTGCATTCCGCGCTGTTGGTCTGGCGTCCATTGAAGCCCGAGAAAGGCTGGTGGCCTTTGCTGGTGGTCTTGAATCTTTGGCATCTCAGACTGTATTCTTTAACGACAACTTCCTGAGTGAGGCCGAGCGAATTGCGATGATCCAAGGCCCGCTGAATAAGCAGATGGAAGAACTCGGGCTTGCGGGGTTGACTACTACCGACCAATTCAAGTCGGCTGTCCAGCAGCTAGTGCAGTCAGGGGCATTAGCTACCGAGGAGGGTGCCAAACGTTATGCCCAACTTTTGGCTATCGCACCTCAGTTCAAGACGGTTGCTGACTACCTCAAGGAACTGAGTGATACTGCTGCTGATACAGCTAAAGAATTAGCCGAAGCTGCTGCAAAGCTTAAAGAGCAGCAGTTGATTGACAGCGAAAAAGGCATGCGTGATGCAGTAGATTTTGCTCTTGAAATGGTCAAGAGTTCGGTGGATGCTCAGAAGAACGAGGTAACGCGAGCCTACGACGAAGTGATGGATAGAATCGGAACTCGCATCGATGGCCTCAAAGATAAGATCAACGATCTTACGAGCCTGTCTGATGCCATCCGTGGTGCACGCACTAGCGTCGTTAGCGAAGAGCAGCAGATTGCGTCTCGTAGCGCAGCACGCGCGCAGGTTCAGGCCGCGATAGCAATTGCAAAAGCTAGCGGCGTATTACCCTCTGTCGATAGCCTTAAGGATGCATTGGCAACCATCAAGCTTGATGCATCCGACCAGTTCTCTAGCCTGGCTGACTATCAGCGAGAAGTTGCCCGTACCAATGCAGAACTCGATGCGCTCGGCGGAATGACTGAGAAACAACTAACTGACGCTCAGCGCCAAATTCTCTTGCTTGAGGATCAGAAAACTATCGCACAGCAGCAATATGACGCTGAAATTGATCAGTTGGATAAAATGGCCGCATGGGCGCAAGCAGAGGTAGATGCGATCAACGGTGTTGACCGTAGCGTCCAAACTGTTGCCGCTGCTATTGCAGGACTCAAAGTGGCTACGCAGGCATATCAACAAGGCGCTAAGCCTTCCACGCCTAACGGCAGTGGCCTGACCATCGACCAGCTTTACAAGACCGTGCTGGGTCGTGATGCCGATGCCGCTGGTCTGAAATACTGGCAGAGCGTATTTGGCAACGGTCCTGTTGATGCAAAAGGTTACGCAGACTTCATCAAGGGCGCGCAGCCTGAGCTTGATATGTTGGACCGCCAAAATAGGCAAGCCGCAGCGGCGAATATGTCCGGTACAATGTCTTCCAGTTCAGCAAGCAATAACACTGGAGAAATGGCCGATATGAAATCGAGCATGGCGCGCACGGCGGCGGCAGTTGAGCAACTTGCCAATCAGTTCAACCAAGTATCGGGCGGCGGTAACTCGCTCCTGACGGAGGTTGCCTGATGGCGGCTGACTTCGATGATGACGACGATACCTGTAGCATCCTCGTGCCGGTTGATATCATCAATACGGCTGGCGTCATCCAGTCGATTACTGCTGCTGGCGTAGCTCTTGCCGAAGATCCTAATCCGGCTTGGGCGTCTGCAACTACCTACACTGCCGATCAGATGGTGTATAAGGGCAATCGTGTCTATGCTGCGACAGGAAAGGCGAGCAACACGAACAAAGACCCGGCTCTAGCGATTAACCAGTTCACTGCCTCGGGCGAGCCTAACTTCTGGATCGACGTTGGCCCTACTAATCGAACGGCAATGTTCGATGGCCTAATCAACAGCCAGACTTCCTCAGCTTCTCCACTGGTTTTCACCTTGACCCCAGGGGCATTCAACGGATTTGCGCTATTCGGAATTGACGCGGATTCGTATTCGGTGACGGTCAAAGACGCTCCGGGCGGTAACGTGATCTATCAAGAGCCTACGACGGTATTAGAAGGCTCTATGCCGGGCGACTACTACGAATACTTCTTCGACCGTTTCAAGCCGTTGACACAGTTTATTCGTAACGACATTGATCCGTACGGCTCTTCTGAAATAACAGTTACGCTCAACAAGGCAACTGGTCCTGTAAAACTCGGCATGTTCGCAATTGGCGACATGAAGCCAATTGGTATTCCTCAGCGTGACGCCAGCGTCAACCCGAACAGCTTTACCTACTTTAAGCAGGATGCTTACGGCAACGCGACAGTCAAGAAACGACCAAGCGCAACCGGTATGAGTATTTCTTGCGTTACAGATACCTTCAATGCGAATACAATCAAGGCTAACATTGATTCGGTTGCTGGCACTCCGTGCGTTGTGGTCGGTAGCACCAAGCCAATGTATGAATGGATGACGACCTTTGGACTTGTCCGAGCCAGCTTGAGTCCGAATCCATTCCCATATACGACAGTTAAACTAGACGTTACAGGATTTATCTAATGGCCTATCCAGACCCACCAACTACACCGCCAGTACCCCAGAGGGGTGACCGTGAAACCTTCTCGGCTCGTGTTGACGCATTTCTAACTTGGGTTGCTGCGATCATTCCTTGGCTGCAAGGGTTCGTGGCCGACTTCTTAGCTACTCTCAGTACGTTGGCCGCAGGCGGCGCGAACTCGTTCAGTTATCGCTTCAGTACGGACACTTCGGTTGCCGATCCGGGGCCGGGCTTCCTACGACTTAACTCCGCGACACAGAATGCAGCTTCTCGCTTAATCATCGACCCACTAGATCGCAACTCAGTGGATATCTCTGCGGTGCTTAACCAGATCACAGCCTCGACCAGTTCGATCAAAGGATCGGTTCGCTTACAGAAGGTGGGCGATCCTACTGCTTGGATGTTGTTCGATATCACTGGCTTTACGGCGGCGACAGGTTTCTACAATCTGACCTTGTCACTGCGTGCGTCGAGTAGCCCTAGCCCTTTCTCTGGGAACGATAATATCCTTGTCTTTACAGAGCGAAACGGAGACCGTGGAGATAATTCAAGTGTATCTGCATCATCAAAATTTTCAGATAGAAAACCATTCAATATTGGGGGAGGTAGTAACGTTGCTGGATTAAATGCTAGGACTTTCAATACTATTGACTTTAATGACATTCCTAATCTAAGTATGTCAAATAACACATTCCTAATACCAACAGGAAGTTACGAGGTTTTGGCAAGGTCTCCAGCATCTTCAATTGGTGCACATAGACTGCAATTATTCAACGTTACCGATGCATCTATCCAGTTAAGAGGTAGCAACTCATTCTCTCAACTTGCTAGTAGTAATAAGTTCCAAACAGAAGCTTCTTTAACCGGGAAATTCACTATAACATCTCCAAAGACCTTTAGATTAGAACATTACACTGCCTTTGCCGAGACAGGAACTCCATTAAATGTGGCCCTAGGCTACCCAGTAAGTGTTACAGGGGAAATGGAAGTGTACAGTGAGGTTATCTTTAGAAAGATCGGATGATTATGCAAAACATTTCTTATATACTTTTTGACCCGGAAACCAGAGAGCTACTTGGAGGATATTTGCAAATACCTCCGGCTGGTCATGAAAGCCGGATAGAAGTTTCCGATGAAATGCGGTTATCGTGGCCGATGTATATGCTGAACGAAGATATGACAGGCTTTGTTCTCGATCCGCGCTATCAGCCTGGGTACGAACCTCCAACTGAGCCAGAAGACCCGCCAGTTGACCCTGAGCCTGAACAACCCGTACAATCCGGCAACTAGCATGTGCTAGTCCAACCAATACGCAAAGGAATCACCATGCGCAAACTCTTCGCCGGTAACGGCAATCCGCCTCCGAAAGACAAGCCAATGCGCCAGCCGGAAGTGCCGCTGGACGATCAAGAGAACACGCCTTCGGACGCAGGCAACGGCAATCCTCCGCCACCGGACAAGCCGTAATGTACCTGCTTGCATGCGGCTTCTTTCTGGCCGTTGCTACGGTCCTCAACCTGAAGGATCGCCGCATGCTGGCGCTCATCGGGATCGTTAGTATCAACATCTTCTATCCGATCCCGATGGATAGCTATTACGGCTTCTATGTCTACTGCATCATGCTAGAGATTATGGTTGCCGTTGTTGCTGTCTTCTATCCCTCCCGCGCTTCTTGCCTGACTCTGCACATCTGTGCTGCCCTCATCATTGCGCATGTGATGGGCATGTCTCTCGACGGAAGTCCTCCCCTTTCTCCTTATCGCGTAATCGTAAAGATACTGGAATGCGCCCACATCGCAGCATGTCTGGCACTATCTACTGTATTGATGCCGCACTTAAGGAACCGCGATGCAGCGCCTACATGACCACGCTATGCCTCTTCTGAGGCTGTATGCAGGAGGTGACGCGATCATCTCCTGGTACAACTCATTCAGCGATCCATACGCTAGATTGGCTAGGATCGCGCAAACTCAGGACGGTGGCGTACTTATTTGGATTATGGCAATAGTTGGTATTGCTATTGTCCTCGATGTGTTTATAAACGACTGGACGCCACAAAGAATAAAATTAGGCAAGCATTCTATTCAGCTTGCATGGAATAAAGCGTTTCAGTATAGACACTTCCTTTTCGTTGCGTTAGCCTTCTGTTATGCCGCGCAACCATATGTAGCTGAGCGTGGTGGACATACGATTTCATTGCTGGTCTGGTTTTACTGGAATAGCGCGCAGACGATCGTAATCGCATTTCTAGACGCTAAACAAAGATCAAGGAGCCTCGGGTGGCAAAGAGCTATCAGCTAAAATATGCCATCTGGGCCTACTTGCTTGTTCAATGGAGCGCCGTCGCGTACGCTGCTGAACATCCACTTGTCGCGGGCATTGAGTCTATTCCGCTAACAGCAGTTCTTTATGTATTCGCTCTGTCTATCGTGGGCGGAGCGGCTGGAACACTGACCAAGCTGGCGCGGCCAGATATCGTGGTTCGCAATCTTGTGTTGGAGATCAGTAAGGATATCGTCGCATCTGTTGCTGCTGGACTGCTAGTATTCTTCTTCACGAGCTGGTGGGATGGTGTCAACTTCTGGCTCCAAGCTGCGCTCGTTACGATGGCTGGCTACGGTGGTTCGAAGGTTCTCGATCTGGCGCTTGCAGATGGCTTCCTGCCGTGGCTACAACGGGCATTCGGGCGTAATGTTGATGCTCCACCTAACCGCACACCGGAGTAACTATGACACCACAACGGCTGATTAAAACGGGCATCGCCCCCGCTCTCGCTGAACTTGAGCTGCAAGGCATTGCTGACACCGTAGACGCGCGCCGCTTTCTGATGGCAATCGCTTTGCAAGAGTCGGCGATGATGGCTCGCCGCCAGATTACTGCCAGCGGAACGGAGAACGGGCCGGCTGCATCATTCTGGCAGTTCGAGCAGGGAGGCGGCTGCAAAGGCGTCCTGAGCCATCGCAGCACATCGGAACGTATGCGCAAGCTGTGCGTTGACTATAACGTCACGCCAACGCCTCAAGGCATTTGGGAGGCGATACGTTACAACGATGTCGTTGCCGCTGCTGCTGCACGTCTGTTGATCTTCACGCTGCCTAAGGGGCTTCCTAAGACTGCAGAAGAAGGATGGAAACAGTACATTGATGCATGGCGACCTGGGCTCCCCCATCCTTCGAAATGGAATGCTAATTGGGGCGCTGCTACTCTTGCTGTGGGGCTTAAGCTATGAGCATCCTACCTACTTGGCCGATTGCTGCCGGCGCACTAGTCATCGGCCTTGCTGGCGGCGCATACGTCGATCACAAGATCATGCAAGGTAGGCTCGACAAGATCGCCATTGCTCACGCCGAAGAACTCAGGCTGCGCGAGGTCAAGCGATCCGAGGATGAACGCACAGCCCGTAGCCGTGAACAACAACTAGCCGCACAGGTCGGCGTAATCGAGCAGGAGAAAACTAATGCTATCGCGAATGCTAATGCTGATGCCGCTGCTTTGCTTGCCCGCTTGCGCAACCAAGCCGCCAGCAAGCCCACCAGTCGAAGTGCAATGCCCGGTTCCACCTCCAATTGCCAAGACTCCGCTGGGTCAGTCGTATCTACTTCAGTTGGAGTCGATCTTGTGGCCCTCGCCCAGCGTGCCGACGAAATGAGGGCAGCGCTGGGGGCGTGCTATCAGGCTTATGATTCGCTGCGCTAGGATTTTCGCCAGCCGTCAAGCCACATAAAATAGACGGCAAACTTTACCCCATCCAATCGGCCTTTGCGATAAATCAGGATGCCATCATAGCCATCAAGAAGAGCTAGAAGCAGAAGAATCCCCCATACCGCAGCGCCTTTCAGGCTAAAGAATTGGATGCCTGCGAGAGCTAGGGCTATCCCTAAGCAAGCGAACAATATACAGCGCATTATGGTCGGCATTAGTCGCATACCCACCTCACAGCAGCACGTTATACCCACGCCCAGCCATGCAGCGGAAGGCGATAGTCTTCTTATCCTGCACAGCCGATCCTGCGCCTTCAGCAGCGCCAGCCACGCCGAACACTTTAGCGCCGAACTTAGCGCCATCTGAGCCGCCGATAGCTGCGCCGATGAGCGCACCGAGCAATGCCCCGCCGATTGCGCCGTTGACCGCACTACCACCAGTATCGACCTGCTCGGCGTACTGATTGCACTCAGCTACGTCCTGATAATACTTCGTAGTATCCACGCCGCGCATGTCAACGATCTGGCGCGGGGTGTGGTTAGCGCAGCCGGTGAGTGCCAATGCTGCGATGATGACGATTAGTTTCATTTCTCTTTCTCCCTTGTTTTATTAGTCGGTCTTCTTGCGCCTAGGCTTACTCCCCGCTGCCCTAGCTTCCTCGCTAGTGAAGCGATGTGCCACCCCTTTTGCGCTGGCGCTGTGTCCACCTTTAGCGGCTACTTCCTTGCGGCGCTCTGCGGTCATTGCGGCAAAGCCGCGTGGTTTCTTTTGTTTCGGTTCGGTCATCCTGACTCCTGTGCTGTTGATGAACTCTACTATGAACTAGCAGAGTTCACAGCGCAAGGGATTTCTCAATCTCTAGCAGAAATACGACGCTCGCCCTTGTCCATACTGTTCACAGTGCTACCGAACAGATGCCCAACTACGAAGCCTATAGCGATATATAGCAATATATACATGAGTCTAACCCTCCAAGGCTATACTTCAGTCTGACCACTTAACGTTGTGCTGTGCGCCGAAGGCGAAGATAAGCTCGATCAACTCATTCATTTCCGCCTTACTCATCTGACTAGTCGATACGCCCATCACGACAAAGCCCGTCCCGTCTAGGTTAGGCACCACGTCTTGTTTGCGCAGCGACGAGCTGAAAATGTGTTTCCATGAGGCCGTATCCAGCTTACGGCCATGCCATACGACTTGGTCGGCCACATCGGTAAGGGCGCTCCACAAAAGCGCATTCTGCTCTAAGCTCCTAGTCGGCGGCTTGATCGTCACTACGTAACCTTCAGGAGCGTCTAGGACGCCCTGTACGGCACGCTGCCTAGCCTGTTGATGGACTAGGCGGTACATCAGATGCATCCAATTCTAGGGTCAGGCCCACGCAATATCGTTTCATTTGCAGAGACCATTGCAGCAAACAGAAGCAGGTCATCTTCTAGCGCTTGTATCTTCTCTTCGCCCCGTGTGATGCGAACTATGGTTAGGTGCCGCCCGATTCGCTCAAGGTCAGGTGCCCACAGAACAAGGTCGCACCACTTGCGACCCGTCAGCCACATCGCACCAAGAATCTGATCCGTATAGGCGCTGATATCTCCACTGAATGCCGTGAACAGAGTATCAGACGAAACCATAGTCTTGACCTCAAGGATGCCGTCATCATCAATCAGGCCGTCAACAGACACGCCGAAGAGTCGGTCATCGGTGGTGTAAAATCCGACCTCGTTAACTAGATATCCGGTCTCCGCTTCATAAGCAATCCGCGCAAACGCTTCCTGCTCGGATCCGAAACGCATGGCCGCATTCACGTAGACCTCGCCAGCCTTTCCGCCTACTCGCTCGCGTGCAACGTCTTGCGCATAGCCGATGCATTTCTTGTCAGGTGCGCCGCCCTTGAGCCGTGAGCGTGCATCCTTGAAGCGGCTTGCGGTGATAACACCCTTGCGGGCGTCAAGCCATTCCTGCGAACCTTGCGGATGATCGTAGTAGATCATTCGGCCACCCCGCGCTGTGCATCCAGTTCCTCGGGCGTCAATTCGGGCGCTGGCGCTTCCATGTCAATCGTCATGGCCGACTCCTTCAATTCCTTGCCGCGAGCCGCTACAGCTGCTTTAAAGCTCGCGTACAGACCCTTGTCATTAGCCGCCTGGATTTCCTTGATACCTGCCTGCCATACCGCCGTAACTTCTTCTGTCGTCTTGCAAGCTGCTACCGCCGCCATCCAGTCCTGAGAGATGACTTGCTCAGTGGCTGGCGTCGAGTTGATATCCTTCATCGGCGTATGGATAGGCTCAACGTCCTGCGCTTCCTCAACCGTCAGCATCCCCCCGATAGCGCCAGGAAACACGGCACGGACGCCTTCAGCGATGCAGCGCGCACGAAGCATAGCCTGCGGGTAGTTCTTCCAGTTATCCTTGTTGGTCAGGTTCGCTTTCTTCGCCTGCTCAAATGTCCATTCCACACGAAGCGATCCGCCTTGCTTATGGCTGAACGTGCCGCAAGCGCGCAACGAGTTGATTTCTTCCCACGATACCGAACCGCCAGCAGCCTGAAAACGAGCCAGAATCGAATGTGTCTTTCGTGCTGGGCGGCCTTGCACGATGTCGAAATCTTGGATCGCGGTCATCGGGTGCAAACCTTCCGCCTGCGCCAGCAGCATCAAGCTCATGGCCTGCGATTCATCCTTGGCCCCGAACAGCTTGGACCGGACGATGTAGGAAGCCATGCTTTCCATTTCATTGAATGCGACGATGTTGCTCATCTTTCTCTCCTTGTTATAGGTACTGCTTACCAGAACTTCGCCACGAAATGCCACAGCACGTAGACCAAGAAGCAAGCGCCGATCAGAGTTGCAATCCCGCCCAGAACAATGACCAGCTCCATCAGGGTGTAACCTTTTTGATTCTTCATTTCTCTCTCCTTAGTTTAGACATAGAGCAAGCCAAGGAGTTGATACCCTCCCCAGCCATACCCAATCAATAAAACAGATCAAATACTGCTGCTGCCATAAGCGGTCAATTCTATTTCCAGAGCACCCGTCTCGTGGGCTAAACGCTATATCAACTGTTTGCTCTGTTCCTGGGATGCCTTGACCAAGCTCCACGCGCTGGCTTGCTAGTAAGCGCTCGACTTTCCTCCCGCGCCGGCATCAATGTGGCCGCTTAATAACGCTCGGGGTGCGAACGGTGCAGAAGCCAAACGAAAAAAAGCCGCTAAAGTCTGGAATCTGGAGGTAGAGAGCAAGAGGTCGGGAAGATGCTTTGTCCCTCATGCTCAACAGATTCCAAGCTTTAACGGCCTGTTTCGCATCATTCCCTAAACTCCGGCTACCACACCGTTACGCACATTCTACATCAAGCAGACTGATCTGCGTCAAGCGATACTTTGTGATACAGGTTATCGCAAGAATCAATCATCTGCTCTGCAAGTTCTTTACCCTTCTCAGTAATTAACATCAGGTATGTTAGGTCCGATACGGTTAGACCATTGCGGGCCACGTAAACCGTTACGAACTCTTTCACTAAGCCTAGATCTCTGAACTCGACTACAGCATCATTCATCGCTTGGGAGAACGCGTGCCCTTCTGGCAAGTCACGATTAGGCCTAGGCATACTGTAGAACCTGAGAAGAAGGCTAATCTTTAGTGGACTCATCACTCACTCCTTAGTTATCTTGCCGGTGCCGCTGCACCCGTGGCAGAGTAGAACTTCGCTTACTGCGAGCGTGGCACGCAAGACGGCTTGTGCCTTCAGTACCTTCTGGCGATCTTCTGCCAATGGCGTCGTAGCCACTTCCAGCGCGTCAAGTGCCAAGCACATAGCTTTTACGGCATCGTCGCTCGTAGCAGCAGGAGCGATTTCACCAGCACGGCTAACGAGTGCTGCGCGAAGGTCGTCGTTCTCTTCCAGTAGACGGTCCCGCTCGTCTATCAGCTTGTTTGCAGCCTCGGTGCGGATCGCATTGACCGCTTGCTCTACGGCATCGATCGAGGCGACACCAGCCATGCAAGTGCGGCAAGACAGAAGCCCGCCTGGGTCAACGCGCGAGCCTCCGCAAGTTGGGCATGCGGCAATGCCGCAGGCATACAGAATCGTTCCATCTGGCGGCAAAGCGGCAATAGCTGCAAGACTAACGCTCTCGGCACTGGTACCAGGCGCGCCCCAGCGCAGTAACTTAGCCACCGGCACCATGAATTCTGCATTTGCAACGCACTTGCTTTCCTCTGGGCCATTATTCCATTTGCTCATACCAACCTCACTTTGTAAGATTTCACCTCTGCATCATACCCATTACTCTGCGCCCACTTCAGCGCAGCCCACTTAGCTGACTGCTCGTCTGTTGCCTGGACTTCGGTTGAGAAGTCGTGCTTGATGCGCTTGAACTGGATGGTCACGCGGTAGGTTTTCATTCGTCCTCATCCTCGGTTGACCACTCACCATCCAAGCTCAGTACAACATCGGCATTTTTCCTAATCATCGCCAGATGCGCAGCTGGTAAAGGCAGAGTGCTACCGCTTGATCTGCCGGTTAGCGGGGCTTGGTCAAGAGCCTCATTGATCGCATGGCCTTCGTTCTCGTCATCTTCGACTTCGACGGCATAGACGACAAGCGTCTGGACTTCGACTTCGTACCATTTGCTCATTTCCCCACCTCCTTATCAAAATATCCCGCTTCCAGTTGCTCAAGTAACCTCTGTGCATCTTTTTCGTGCTTGGTCAGGGCTGCGAATCCATCTAAGCAGAGGTAGATGGTCAGGCCGATTATGGCGATGGCTAGTAGGTCGATCATGCTGCGCCCCTCTTCTTGCGACGGTAGAACGATGGTGGCTCAACGCGCTCGACGCCGATATCATCGAGCATCGGCTTCGTTGGAGAGCGATGGCCGTTGAGTACCTTGTTGACCCAAACGACGCTGACGCCCCAGTGTGCGGCTGCTGCCGTTTGAGTCTTGTGAACTCGCCCGATGTAGCCGCGAAGCTCAGCTTGTACTTCCTCTTTGTTCATAACCACTCCCTTGTTTTGATAACGTATCATCGCCTGTAGCGACAACCATGTCAAGCTAAATATATGAACTGCGACGTTAAAGATTTATGTTGACTTAGGTTTCTTGTTCAGGCATAGTTCAGTCATCGGCGCTGCACTGTGCAGCTCGCTACCGGAGGATCACATGAACGCATCCCGCCCGACGCAAGTGCAGTTGAAGCAGTATTTGATCAACAGGCGAGCAGAAGGCGGGCCGCCTCCGACACCGGAGCAAATCCGGGAAATGCTGGGGTGGAATCTGATCCCGGCCAACAAGAAGTAAGACTAACCGCGCTGCACTGTGTGGCGCTACTAGGAGAGAAGAATGAGCGACCAAATCCGTAAAGACTTAAAAAATGTGCAGGCGCGTGGTGGCCTTGCAGTTCTAGCGGCAGTGAGCGGAATCAGCCAGAAGCGCCTCAAGGAAATCATCGCCGGCTCGGAGCCTACCATGATCGAAGCATCCACAATCAATATGCTCAAATGAACCACTCCCGCATCTACACCCGCAAGCCGCTCATCAAGCGCATTGCATCTAACCGCTGGGTAGTTGCTGCTCTGTTCTTGGCCGCTATCCTGGCGCTTCAAGGGCTGGCAGAAGCAGCCTGTATTCCTCTTGATTGCGTGTATGACGCCCGCATCGGAACCGCTTCCTAAAACTGAGAGAACAATGACAAAATTCGAAACCGGCCAAACTGTCTATGACGCCGATGGCAACTCTGCGCGCTATCTGGGAGCTGATGATCACGGCCATGCTGTCCTGCCATACGGCGGTGGAGGCGATACCGTTGACTGGCTCGGGGAGCATGCGGTATGGCCTGAAGTCTTCGCTGATCCGCCAAAGATGCCGCTGCACTTTACGCTGGTGATGCTGGCCTGCCCGTTGGCTGCTATTTCGCTGATGATCTATGCAGGGGTTACGGCATGATCCGGCGCTTGGAGACTATCGCTATCTTGGCGCTCGTTGCTGTGGGTAGCTGGCTGATTGGTGGAGGTGCGGCGTGAGGGTGCTTATTGGTTGCGAGTATTCTGGCCGCGTCCGTGATGCATTTGCAAGGATGGGCCACACCGCCGTGTCATGCGATTTGCGCGAGACTGAAGTTCCTTCAGGTTGGCATATCAAGGCCGATCTGTTGGAGGTAATCAAGTCAGGCGCCGAGAGCTGGGACATGATGATCGCACATCCATACTGCACGTATAACAATCTCGCCGGAATCCGCTGGATGTATCACCCGGAAGATACGCATCTTCCTGCTGATCAGCGTCGCCGCCATCCTGCATACCCAAATCGTATGGATGATTTCCTTAAGGGCGTCGAGTTCTTCAATGCGCTGAAGAACTGCGGTATCGAGAAGATTGCCTTAGAAAACTCGATGCCTCACGGCCTGGCGATGCAGCACATCGGGCACTACGATCAGATCGTGCAGCCGTGGCACTTCGGATCGCCTTTCACGAAAGCAGCCGCACTATGGGTCAAAGGTCTGCCGCTATTGAAAGCAAGCCACAAGAAGTCAGACTATGCGCAAGGCGAGATCGTGGCAGCTTGTCATCACATGTCACCTGGTCCAAATCGGGAGCGTGAGCGTAGTCGTACAGACCCGGCTATTGCGGAAGCTTTTGCAAGCCAGTGGGGTGAACTGTAATGCGCAGGACTGAGTTGATGCGTACAGCGTTTAAGCCCTCGGAAGAAAAGCCTGCATCTGGTAAGCCAAAGGTGCGCAAGTGCCAGAATCGCGCTTGCCGTCGAGCTTATGAGGTGGATCCACGCCAGCCGTTCAAGAGGTGGTGCGACGACGACTGCGCAGTAGTGATTGCATCGGAGCGTCTAGCGAAGATGAAGGCAGCAAAGAAGCGGCATGAGAGGGCGCAGGATAAGGCGAAGCTGGATAGTATGAAGACGTACCCGCAACTGATCGCGGCGTGCCAGAAAGCGTTTAACGCGATGATCCGGGAGCGCGACAAGAATCAACCTTGCATCTGCTGTGGCCGAGCTAGCACCAAAGTTGACGTGCTTCGCGGGCATGGCTGGGATTGCGGTCACTGGCGCTCTACTGGCTCGGCTCCGCATCTGAGGTTTCACCCTGATAACGCGCACCGGCAGCTTGTCTACTGTAACAGGAATGGTGCAGGTCGGGCTTTGGACTATCGTCGTGGACTTATCGAGCGTATCGGCATAGAGCGCGTCGAAGCCCTTGAATCAAACAATACTCCAGCCAACTGGAGCCATGATGATCTGCGTCAGATGACGAAAGACTTTCAGCGTCAACTACGCGAGATGAAGAAGGGGCAAGCATGAGACTGATCGTATGCGGAGGACGCGACTTTAAGAACATCAGCCGCATCAACCATGTTCTTTACGTAGTACATTCCAAGCGACCGATTACGCTGCTGATCGAGGGTGGCGCTGCCGGTGCTGACCGTCTTGCACGAGAATGGGCAATAGCTAACGGTATCCCATATCAAACCTTCAATGCAGACTGGAAAGCACATGGCAAAGCGGCTGGCCCTATCCGTAATGGAAAGATGATTCATGAAGGCAAGGCCGATGGCGTGCTGGCCTTCCCTGGCGGCAGAGGAACCGCAAACATGGTCCAGCAAGGTCTAGAGAACGGGCTAAAGGTGTTGGAGGTATCTCCATGAACATGATCGCCTTGGCCGACATGTACGACGAGCCTATAGATCCTTACATAGTTGAGTTCACTATTAAACCTGGCAAGAAGTGCAGAACATGCTACTTCGCCCGGCAGCGCCAATCGGTATGTGACGAAGTGGAGGGGATTGCAAAACGCGCCGGCATGCCAAGCTGCGACAACGAAGATGTCGTATATGTGTTGCGCGAGGTCGATCCTCGCCAGATGACTATAACGGGAGAATGAAAAATGCCGCCACCTAACCGGCGAATGGAAGCATTGGCGCTACTTCCTCCGCCAGAAGCAAAGCACTGGACGTTGAGGAAGCTCGGAGGCGCTGGGACCATCCAGAATATTGTCGATGAGATGGGAGTCGTTAAAGCAGCCGCCTGCCGTTACATGAGACTCCTAAAAGAAGAAGGTCTAGCCCACATCGGGCGCTGGAATCGAACTAAGGGCGTGCCGGCTGCTGTGTGGGTGGCTGGCCCAGGCATCGATGCAGAACCTTTGCCTCCGCTTTCCTCTGCGAAATATAGCAAGAATCACAGGAAGAGAGTCCGAAAAGCCATAGAAAAAGCTCGCTCTGGCAAAGTTTATCAAGACTCCTACAAGAATCACGTTGCGTTAGCTTTGGCAGACGATTTAATAGCAAGCACTAAGATCAATCCGCAACATGCTTTCTCGGCGTTGTTCCAATGAACATAGAGAACAAGGTTCTAGCCTATCTACAGTGGACAGAAGAAGCCACAACGGAAGATGTCTCAGAGGTAATCGGCGGCAATGCAAAGGGCGTGTACATGGCTCTACGCCGGCTAGCTCTGACCGGACAAATCAACAAGCGCACGAAGCGCAACTATACGACCAAGCAGATAGTAGCTTACTGGTCAATCTACATGGGAGCAGCAAATGACGAAGCAATTGAATATCAACCCACTAGCACTGGTGGCATTTAAGCAGCGCGTAGGCGACGAGGATGCCGATCTGATCGCATTGCCTGTCCTAGCATGGTTCGACGCCGCCAAGCGCGGTCTGTGCACGGCTACCGGCTGCAATCATCTGACGACGCACCTTATCATCGCCTCGTACCTGGCAGCTCGCACGAAGTCGAAGAAGTTCCACGACATCGTGACAGCTGGCTACGCAGCACTAGCCAAAGCAGCTGCTCGTCCTACTGACCTGCTCGACCTGACCACGAAGGAATACGCCACGCTACGCCTTGCCATCGGCTGGTATGTGCGAGCGCTCCCGCTGGTCGAAGTCTCGGCGCTGAACGAGGCTTGCTGCGTGGCTGAGAAGGCGATGTGCCAACCAGCATAGCGATGCCGCTTATCCGGCATCGGTTGCTGCCCACTACGGTGGGCTTTTTCTTTGCCTGCTGCTTTCCTGCGACAAATTGCGCACAGTAAAAATACCGCTTGCAACTGTAGTACAGTTCGCTTAGACTTGCTTTGTCTACATTGTGTAGACGTAGCCTTGGCCGGCTATAATCAGTAAAGCTTCACATACGCACTGGCGGTTACTGAAACCGTTCGGCCAACCGGGAAACCGGAGTGCGTAGGTGAAGCTTTTTTTATGGAGTCTCCATGTTAGAAGCTGACGTAATGGAAATCGAAGAACGATTTCTTGTTGGTTACTGGGTCGATGACGAGACTTTTTATGTCATCACTGAGTTCAACAGCGAAGGATTGGCTTACGTGTACACCGCTCGCTTGAACAGCACGAACACGATCCACTAGGCTGGTTCTATGAATTACTACCCACATCACATCGGTGACTTTGACCGAGCAACAAGACATCTCACCAGAATAGAACGTAGCGTCTATCGTGACTTGCTTGATGTCTACTACGACACAGAAGAACAACTAGTAGCCGAAGAGAAACAGCTTTGCAGGAAGATCTTGGCGAGCACCGAGGAAGAGCAAGATGCAGTACGCAACGTCTTAAATGAGTTTTTCCACCTGACTCCTCATGGCTGGTATCACGACCGCTGCGAAGCAGAGATTGAGACTTATAGAAAATCTACTAGTCAAAAATCCACCGCTGGTAAAGCATCCGCTGCTGCCCGGGCAGCGAAAAGAGAGCAGGCCATCAACGGAAATCCAACGGCTGTTGAACAAACGTTGAACGGCACTCCAACTAACCAAGAACCAAGAACCAAGAACCAGAAACCAAAAGAGGGTAGTGATGTTCGAGGAAGCCGTCTTCCTGAAGACTGGCATCCAAGTGCAGAGGAAACAGCGTTCTGCAAGACAGAACGCCCTGACCTCCGACCTTCGGAAGTTGCAGAACGGTTTTACAACTATTGGACATCAGTACCAGGGGCAAAGGGACGCAAGCTTAATTGGACTCGTACTTGGCAAAACTGGGTGCGTGATGAGAAGCAAAGCAAACCACATGCCCCGCCAACGCAGGAGACACAAAAATGGGTCTGATCGCTACTGGTGCTGAAAAGATCGTTGCAGCGCGCATCAAGGGATACCGTCCTGCCGACATGGTAATGATCCATGTGAACCATTCCCGCGGAACCGGGAATCCAGCAGCAGTAGCTGACCAAGGGATTGCTTACGACTGGCGCTGGGTTCGCGGCCTCGATGTGTGCCTCGTTGTCAACGACGAAGACGATTGGGGCGTGATGGCAAAGGACATAGCCAAGCAGCGCCCCGGATATCTCGGCATCTGGAATGACGCCGGCAGCTGGGGGGCGACGATCTACCTTGTGCCTACTGCGAGCGATGTTCATAAGCCTGTGCGCCAATGGTTGTATGACCTGGATTTCCTTCCGTGGATGGACTTCCAGAACGATGATTTCTTGAATTGCCGCCAATACGTGCGGGACCAGAACGGAGTTCCATATGCAATTAGTGCCTGACAACATCAACTTCTCGGACTATATGCAGGACGAGGAACATCACGCGGTTAAGCCTGCCTCTGATTGGTTGGCTGACACGATCAACTCGTTCTATGCCACCAATCATGGACCACGTTGCCCGACCCCCCTTTGGGATAAGACAAAGGATCGCATCGGATTTCGTCCGGGTGAAGTTTCGCTTTGGGCTGGCGTCAACGGTCACGGCAAGTCTATGTTCTTGTCTCAGGTGACGTTAGACCTGTGCTACCAAGCAGAGCGGATCATGGTTGCCTCGTTCGAGATGAAGCCTGAACGCCAAATGAACCGCATGACGCGCCAAGGCAGCGGTAGCCGCCTTCCGTCGCGTGAATGGCTGGAGCTATTCAGCCAGTGGACTGATGAGCGCCTGTGGATTTATGACCATGTTGGCTCGGTCGAGTGGCGCAAGCTAATTGCGGTCATGCGTTATGCGGTCAAGAACTTCGGTATCACGCAGTTCGTTCTGGACAGTCTTATGAAGTGCGTGAAAGGCGAGGACGACTACAACACTCAGAAGGACTTTGTGAACGAGCTGTGCGCCTTCGCTCAGGCCAACAACGTTCATGTGCATCTGGTGCACCATGTTCGGAAAGGTGATAGTGAACACAAGGCCCCAGGCAAGTTCGATATCAAGGGTGCCGGCGCGATTACCGACCAAGTTGACAACGTTTTCATCGTCTGGAAGAACAAAAAGGCGCTGGAAGAGAAGAGCGCGGACCCAACGTGCATCCTGGCTTGCGAGAAGCAGCGTAACGGGGAGTTTGAGGGTCAGTTGGGGTTCTGGTTCGACTTTGATTCGCAACAGTACGTAGAGTCTTTAAATGAGCTGCCGGCTGCTTACGGCATCAATGACAAGGGCGGCAAGAAAGGTTACGACCAAGCTGTTCGCCTGTTTACTCCCTCCCAACAATGAAAGAGACAGCAATGACCACAGCACCCGAATTCCTTCACCGCGCCGCTACTATTATGGAAGAGCGCGGCAAGCAGTACGACAAGCCAGGCGGCGAGCGCTCGATGGGCAAGACTGTGGCGGCTTTCAACGCGATCACGGGGCAGGATATGACAGAGGAACAGGGCTGGGCGTTCATGCTGATTCTTAAGCAGGTCCGCTTTTTCAGCAACACAGCCGCGCCGCACCAAGACAGTCTGGAAGACGCGATTGCCTACTCAGCACTGATGGCAGAGTGCGCTATGAAAGGAGTGGCCCATGTGTGACACCAGCATCCGCCGCCTGGCTGCGCAAGAGCGCGAGGAAGAAGAGTACCGCAGCCTGTTCGCGCAAGTGGACGAGAAGCTACGCCTGGAGTACGAGGTTAGCTTCGGGCCGACCTACCGCCAGCTTTACCCGTATAAGTCTGACTGGCAGCTGATCGACAAGGTTGTAACGAAGATGATGCGGAGTGCATGGGCATAGTTCAAATAACGCTTGATCTTTCCAATAACAGTGCTACACTAAAGTCTCCAATTACAAGAGAGGCAGAAATGGTTAGACCAGTTGACCAAAGGACGTTGAAGGCAGAGCGGCTTTTGACCACTCCGCATCCACGCAGCCCCTCGGGGAACCCGTATACCAAGGCGGAAGCAGCGCGTGAGGCGGGGATCTCGCTTTCTGCGCTGTACTACCATATTAATAAGCAAAAAGTAGCAGCTAAATAATCAAGCTAAAGGGAGAAATTATGAGTAAAGAAAAATACGCTGTCAATAAGGCGGCAGAAGAAGGCGAGCTGCCATATGGCTACGTCTACGAATGCGTCCAGCCTGGAACCGATGGCAAGGGCTGGAGTGAATTCTTCAGCCGTAAGCCTGTCAAGCCACAAAGCGGCGTTCGGAACATCAAAGAACTATACGACCGCGCAGCTCGTCCTGTTGCCAATAAGGCGGAAGTCGAACCGAAGCCCACCGCTTGGCTGGCGACTGACCTTGACGGACGCGGTGACGTTGCTTTTACCAAGGAAGAGGCAGAGCGCCGCGCGGGGCATGGCTGCAATGAGTTTTTCCCGTTGTTTGACGCCGCCCCTTCTGTACCTGTAGGGGCAGTGCCAAGCATTGATACGCCGGCGCTGAATGGCTTGCTGATCGATTATCGCGGTGCTGGCACCAGGGTCAGCGCGGCTCGGGTCAAAGAAGCCATCATCGCCCACATCGACCAGCACGTTGCAAGCCAGGTGCAGGCGGCATTTGAAGCTGCGGCCAAGGTTTGTGACGAGCAGGCGTCCTTGCCTGAATGTCCTGAGCGCGCGAACTACTGCGCCGATGCCATCCGCGCCCTCAAGTTCACCCCCTCTATCTCCCCCAGCGGAGAAGGGGCGGCACTGGCCGGGCCTGTGGCGCTGACGGATGAGCGGATCAAGCAGGTTCACGCAAAGACGCTGGCCCAGACCATCGACCACAACGGCAAGCGGCCTGCTGATTTCGACGTGCAGTTTGCTCGCGCCATAGCCGATGAAGTCGCGGCACAAGCCGGTCAGGTAGCGGTGCCGGACGAACCTGACATGCTTTGGCAGACCGACGACTCGGAAAGGTTCGCGCACGGCGCGGATGAATTCGCCAGTGACTATGCAGCTGATTGCTTGCATCCCGGAGAAGAAGCGGTTGTGGACGTTGACTGTGCGATCCGAGCCAGTAAGCGCACCATGAACATTTCAGTGGTAGACAAGGGCGGCGATGACTACCGAGTCGAATGGAAATGGCTAGATCGCACCGCCCCATCGCCAGCCAGCGAATCCCTGCACTCCCCACAAGAAGCAGCGGGAACCGAGAAAGGGGCGACGGATGGCGCTCCGACTGAATAAGGCCCAGCGCTTGGCTCTGCGCGAGAAGTTCGGTGGTCGGTGCGCCTATTGCGGGTGCGGGTTAGGCGAGCGATTCCACGCTGATCACTTCGATGCCATCGAGCGGAAACTCGCCTACGTGAGCGGTAAGGGCCTCGTCCAGACCGGCGAGGCTTGGAAGCCGGAGAACGACCGTGTCGACAACTTCATGCCGTCGTGCGCGCCGTGCAACCTGAGTAAGCACAGTATGCCGCTGGAGGCCTGGAGGGGCTGGCTCGCCGGCCACGTCAACTCCCTAAACCAGTACCACCCCATTTATCGGCTTGCCAAAGCCTACGGACTGATCACCGAAACCGGCGCGCCAGTGACCTTCTATTTCGAGCGCTGCGGCGCAGAGGACAAAGCAGCATGACGAACACCACCAGCACCCCATCCGCCAGCGAGAGCGGCGAACTGAATCTCGACCACCTGGAAACCACTTCCGAAAAACTCCGCCGCATTGCTGAGAGTGGTGATAAGACACTGATCGATGCTGTAGTTGAAGGCAAAATTTCGATCAAGGATGCTGCCTCCGCCCTCGCCAACCAGCCAGCGCCGCTCGCTTCGGGTGATGAGCCGTACAGCAAAAAACTCGCCAAGCGCGGCGCATCGGCGGCGGAAGTGCGCGCAGCGGAACGAGTCGAGTCCATGCACAAGGGCGTCGTCGGCGTGTTTGCTGCTATCAAGGCCGAGCACGAAGCCAACCAGCCAGCGCCGACAGTGCCAGCGGATTCACTGGCGGCCTGCTCACCCCAAGAGATCGCGGCGTTCGAGAGGTGGGCCGCTGCGCAGAGGTACGAAATGCAGACGCACCCGCTGCACTGGCTGTTCTTGAACGAGCGTACGAACGCTGCGCGGCAAGGTTGGAAGGCGGCATTGGAGTTTGCCCGTGAAGCGCATCAACCAGCGCAGGAGCAGGCCGAGCCGGTGGCGCGGGTCAGCGCGGCCGAGCTGCGCGACATCCAGTCGGGCGTCGGTGGCGTGCCGGTGCGCGGCTCGCAATGGCGCGACGACCAGACCATCCCGCTGTACGCCGGTGCCGTTCCCTCTCAGGCGGCGCAGCACGAAGCCGGCGACGAGCTCAAGCAGTTCGAGAACTACTTCTGCATGACGCTTTCGTGCGACGACAGCGAGCCGGCCGAACTGGTCGAAGCTGCGCGCGTCGCCGCATGCGATGCCTGGATGGAGCGGGCGCGCCGTGCCGCCGCCTCTCCGGTTGTGCGTGCACAGAGTGAAGAGAGCGCCCCTGGCAAGCAGGAAGCGATGAAAGGAGACGCATGATGGCCGATTACCCAGTTCCAACAAAGCGCATCGAAGAAGCGATGTGCGCAAAGACGAATCTGCATGTGTTTGGCACTCTCATTGCGATCCTGGAGGGTGGAACCCTTTCGAAATATAGCGGCAACGCTCCCCAGCGCATCATTGCAATTTGCCATAAGGAGCAACAGCGCCAGTTGAAACTTATGGACAAGGCAGTAGAGGCAGTGAACAAAAACGCCGAGCGCGCAGCTATCCGTGCCGCTCAGGAAGGAGAGAGTAATGTGTAACGAAAAGAAGGATCAGCAGACAATGCCAGAATGCTTCATGGTTCAGCTAGAAAGCGGCAAGCCATTCGCGCTGCACTTCACCCGCGATAATGCCGAACGTGAGCTTGAAGAATGGGGCGGCAAAGGTAAGATCGTTCCGATGTGCCGCTGCGAGTAGCAATATGCTGATTCATGGGCTATACTAGGTGCAGAAGAGCCTCATCACTCTTTCTCCCTAGTTTGGATTTGGCCCGGCGCTTGTCGGGCTATTTTTTTTGGAGTGAGCGTATGCCATGGGGGACATCTAGCAGGCAGTCGCGTGGATATGATGCAGCCTGGAGCAGGGTTCGCAAGGTAGTCATAGAGCGCGACAAAGGGCTGTGCCAAATGTGCCTCAAAGAGGGCCTCATTACACCAGGGCGCGACGTTGACCACAAGATACCGAAGGCAGAGACTAAGCGGCTAGGATGGACCCGAGCGCAGCAGGATCATCCGAATCAGCTCTGGCTGCTCTGCGTATCATGTCACAAAACCAAGACTGAAGAAGAGCAAGGCAAGACCAAGCGCCCGCCAAAGCCAACTATTGGCCCTGACGGCTGGCCGATTGAAAATTAGTATCGTGCTCTAGTGGAATTCGTTAAACTATCAATACCCTCCCGCTAACGCAACTGAAGGAAACAACATGGCGGATTCCACTGAAGGCCCAGCCAAGATTAGCTTTGGCATCGGGTCAAACTCCAAGCGAAACATGGTGCGTCTAGCTGATGGCTCGTACGCAGATGTTTTTGCGCCTGCCTTCGGTGCGGGCATTGTGACCGATAACACTGGCAATTACACG